AAAATAATGAATACACAACTACTTTGCCTATTTACGACAAAGGATGAATTGGATAAATCAATTGAATTTATATTAGAAAACTATACTCTAACCAATCCAAATGTCTTCATTTTAGAAAACAAATCCAAACCAGAAGAAGTATTTATTACATTTAATGTAAGTAAAGGTTCTGCAGCAATTCCATCGGATTGGAAAACAATACTTGTTCATAGAAAGAAACAATCCAATACAATATACACAATCAATGCACTTAACGAAGTGGTTAAATCAAAAACAGGTGGACAATTGGATAATTCATATCAATTAGAATGGGAAGAATATAAAAATTGTATTTTAACAACATCTAATACAGGTTATAAAAAAATACCTACTAAGGTTTTCAAAAGTTTTAATACACAAGAAAATAATTTGGAGTTTTAAAATATTTGTTGTATATTAGATGTATGGCAATAAAAAACAAATTCACTCCAATTCAAATCTACGCAAACGACCCATCGGAAATATTTGAAACTCATAGAGAACAAATATCTAAAGCAATAGTTCATGCTATTCAGTTTGGGATAGGTAGTAGACGTAAAAGAGTTGATTTTGCACAAGTCTTAATTAAAGAAATCATTGTAATCACATTATCAATAGATAAAAGAGAATTTGAAGATTTATTAGAAGAACAATTAGAAACTTTAATTCAATTTGAAGATTATGAAACATGCGCTTTAGCAATTAAATTAAAAGATAAATTAAATAAAAAAAAGTTATAATATGAAAGATGAATTTGACATTTACGAAACCTGTGTTATGTGTGGTGTAGAAACTACTACATTAAAAACTACTCATGTCGATTTTAGATATGGTTATGTAGAGGGAGCAGGACAATTGTGTAGAGAATGTTATTTAGGTGAAAATAGAAACTTAATAACAATCGAAGGTAGAACAATTTTAGATACACCAAACGATATGGAGTTAGGTGCAAAAGTAAGAGAATTATATTGGGAAAGTAAAAAATAAGTTATGGTAGCTAAGAAAAAAGAAGAAGCAGAATTTCATATTGGAGATGGTAAACATCTTATAATGAAACAAACAACGGTGGTTGAAATGAAAGACCAGTTAAGAGTGATGACCGGTGAAGCAAAAAATCTATCATTGGATGTTGAAATAAAAGCAGATTTTGATAAAATACCACCAGAATATCATCAGTTATTTATGCAGATGATGCAAGTAAGATATGGTGGTTTAGTAAATATTTGGGATAATACAGCACCATTTACACCACCTGAAAAACAACCTAAAAAATGGTATCAATTTTGGAAAAAATAAAAATAAATTATGAGTGTTTGGGTATTCTCAAAACATACGGAAACAGAATTTGAAAACAAGAGATTGTTAGAAAGTTTTGAAAAAAAAGGAATTTTAGTAAAAATTGTTCAACCAGATAATTTTGATATTATTGTAGATAAAAATATCAAAGAAGGTATTTTATACGTAGGTGAAACAATAGAATTACCAAAGGTTGTATTAGTAAGAACTGGTAGTGGAACTAATGATTTTATGTTAGCACTATTAAGACAATTGGAAAAAGCAGGTGTACTATGTATCAATTCGGCAGACCCAATTGAAAAAGTTGCTGATAAATTACAAGCTTCTCAAATACTTTCACAACACAACATTCCTATTCCAAATACAATGGTGGTTAAATATCCCGTTGATGAAAGTATAGTAAAAGATAGAATTGGATTTCCTTGTGTGGTAAAGGTAGTGACGGGTAGTTATGGTAAGGGAGTTTATCTTTGTGAAAAAAGAAGAGACTTTAGTAAACTGATGGAATTTATTAGAAGTTTAGGTACATCAAAAACTCTAATCGTTCAGGAATATTTAGGATTAAAACCTGGTGAAGACCTTCGTGTTTTAGTTATTGGTGGTAAAGTTATAGGTGCAATGAAAAGAATTGGACCTGAAGGAGATTTTAGAGCAAACATAACTAATGGTGGGACAGGTGAGAAATTTGAATTAACAGATGAAATAGATTTTATAGCAAGAGAAACAGCAAGAGTATTAAATTTACATATAGCAGGGATAGATTTACTATTTGATGAAAGAGGATTTAGAGTATGCGAAGCAAATAGTGCACCAGGATTTAAAGGATTTGAAACATATTGTGAAATTAATGTAGCAGATTTAATAGCAGATTACATATCATATAAATTATAAAATAATGCCAGCAAAACCAAAAATAAGTAAAAACGAACTTAATCAAGCAACTGAAAAAGAAATTAAAAGACAAAAAATAAGAGGTGCAGACGTATGTTTGAGAATTGCTCAAGAGTTAGTAGAAAAATCAGCAGTTAAAATAGAAACAGTAAAGAATCCAGCCTATTATGGTGGTGTGGATAATCCTTACGAAGTAATTAAAGTATGTGAGGCGTGGGGATTGGATAAAGATGCGTATTTGTTCAATGTGGTCAAATATGTAGCTAGAGCAGGTAAAAAAGACCCTCAAAAAGAACTGGAAGACCTTAAAAAGGCAATATTTTACCTAAATCGTAAGGTAGAAAACCTCCAAAAATAAATTTGAAAATGTGGAAAAAAAGTCGTATATTTACATAGTAAAAGACAAAAAGGTTATATTTAATAATAGGAATATTGCAATATAACCTAAACTCTAAAAACAAATTTTAAAACCTAAAACAACAAAGCAAATGGATATTTCATTAGCATTGAAGCGCTTTAGTAGCCTTCAAAACAACACAAAAAAGACTGACTCAATTTGGAAGCCAGCAAACGGAAAAACACAAGTTAGAATTGTTCCGTACAAGTTCAACAAAGACATTCCTTTTATTGAACTTTATTTTCACTACAACATTAACAACAAAACTTACTTGAGTCCTATCTCATTTGGTAGACCTGACCCTATTGTTGAGTTTGCAGAAAAACTTAAAAGAACAGGCGATACCGATGATTGGAAAGCAGGTAAGAAAATGGAACCAAAGTTAAGAACTTTCGTACCAGTTATTGTAAGAGGTAAAGAATCAGAAGGAGTAAAATTCTGGGGATTTGGTAAGACAGTTTATCAAGATATCTTAGGATATATTGCTGACCCTGATTACGGAGATATTACTGACCCATTAACGGGTAGAGATATCGTATTAGATGTAATGTCAGCAGAAGAGTCTAACGCATCTTTTCCTACAACTACTATTAGAGTTAAACCGACAGTTTCTAAATTACACGAAGACCCTACAACTATTCAATCTTTATTGGATAATCAAAAAGAAATTACTGAATTATATTCGGAATTATCTTACGCAGAATTAAAAGGTGTATTAGAAAATTGGTTAAACCCAGCAGCAGTTGCGGCAGATGAAGATGTAGTTGAAGAATTACAAGCTCCAAAAGCAAAACCACAAACTCAATCAGCAGTATCAACCGATATGGGTGGAGCAAAAGAAATTCCAGGTGTAGGTATTGGTTCTTTACCAAACGATTTACCTTGGGAAGATGATGTTCCTAAACAAGCTCCAAAAGCAACTGCAAAAGATGATGTAGCATCAGCATTTGATGATTTATTTAATTAATAAAAGGTTACAACTATGGCCAAAAGAGAAGAAGATTTAGCAAGTATTCTTGCTGATTCATTAAACAAACAAAATAAGGATGGTAAAATTGCCTACTTTTTAACCGATGAAGGTGGAGATGCTCCTACAAATGTGAAGGATTGGATTTCTACTGGTAACGCAATGTTGGATGTAGCAATTTCAAACAGGCCTTATGGTGGCTTCCCTGTTGGACGTATATGTGAAATTACGGGCTTAGAGCAAAGTGGAAAATCTTTGCTCTCTGCTCATCTTCTCGCAGAAACGCAAAAGAAAGGTGGAGTAGCCGTATTAATTGATACCGAAACTGCTGTGAGTAGAGAATACTTAGAAGCAATTGGTGTTGATGTTTCAAAATTATTATATGTTTCAGTTGATACTGTCGAAGGTATCTTTGAAGCATGTGAAACAATTATTGAAAAGGTTAGAACAGGAGATAAAAATAGATTAGTTACAATCGTAGTTGATTCAGTAGCAGCTGCATCCTCTAAGAAAGAAATGGAAGCTGATTATGATAAAGATGGTTACGCAACTGATAAAGCTATTATTATTTCAAAGGCAATGAGAAAGATTACCAATATGATTGGTCGTCAGTCAATTGCACTTGTATTCACAAACCAATTAAGACAAAAGATGAACGCAATGTTTGGTGACCCATGGACTACATCGGGTGGTAAAGCATTAGCATTTCATAGTTCAGTTAGATTGAGATTGAAGAATATGGGACAATTGAAACAAGGTGATAGAATCGTAGGTATTAAAGTTCGTTGTCAGGTTATTAAAAACAGAATGGGCCCACCATTGAGACATGCAGACTTTGACATTTTCTTTGATAGAGGTATTGACAATTATGGTGGATGGTTAGCAGTTATGAAAGACGCTAAAATCCTTAAGCAAGCAGGAGCTTGGTATGAATATGTTGATATTGAATCAGGAGAAGTAATGAAGTTTCAATCTAAAGACTTTCCAAAGATGTTATTAGATGAAAAACTTAAAGACCAAATCTACATAAGGATTTGTGAGGCAACAATATTATTATATAAGAACAATTCCCTTTCGGATGAAGTTGAAGTAACAACGGACGAAGCAAATGAGTCAGATTAGTAAAAAGTATTTAGATATACTAAAAGAAATAGATGAAGAACATAAAGGATTTGGAGATTTGCAACGCAACTCTAAAACTTTAGTAATTGATGGTCTTAATACCTTCATTCGTTCTTGGTCAACCGCTCCGAATCTTAATGATAACGGAGACCATATTGGAGGTATAGTCGGCACTTTAAAAAGTATCGGCTACGCAATCCGTACAATTAACCCAACAAGAGTTATCGTAGTTTTCGATGGTAAGGGTGGTTCACAAAGTAGAAAAGATATATACTCAGGTTACAAATCAGAGAGAGGTAAGAACAAAATCAAAATGAGATTGAATCGTGCCGCATCCGTAGAAATGAACCCAGAAGAAGAAAGTGCATCTATGAAACGCCAAATGGCGGGATTGGGTGAATTACTTTCATCATTACCTGTTTCCATTATGATTTATGATGGTATTGAGGCAGATGATGTAATTGGATATATTGCTACCACATTAAAGAAAGAAAATGAGAAGGTGGTTATAATGTCTACCGATAAAGACTTTTTACAATTAGTAAATAAAGATGTGAGTGTATATTCACCATCTAAGAAAAAGATTTACAATATTCCAGAAGTAGTTGAAGAATTTGGTATTCATCCACATAATTTTATTAATTTTAGAATGATTGATGGTGATAAATCGGATAATGTAGAAGGTATTAGTGGTTTAGGTATTAAATCAATTATCAAAGCATTTCCAATGTTATCAGAAGAAGAATTAATTGATACGGATAAAATGGTAGAGTATGTGAACTCTTTACCTAAAAAATCAAAGGCACACGAATTATTCTTAAATAATTTGGTAATTTGCGAAAGAAATCGTAAATTAATGCAATTAGCAGAACCAACATTTAGTGGTAATCTTCGTATGAAAATCTTAGATAGATACAATGAAGAAACTACTAAATTTGACAAACAAACTTTTCTAAAATATGGATTAAAACATAAAATGTTAGAAGGATTTCCAAATGTTTTAGATTGGTTACAAAGCACATTTTCACACATAGCAAAATTTTAAATTATGGCAGACAAATTAGCAAAACCTTTAGGAGATAGAGTCTTACTATCGGAATTAGATGCAAGAGAAGAATCAACAACAGCAGGCGGTATTATTATACCCGATTCTGCTAAATCGGAAGATGTAAAAAGAGCAAGAGTAGAAGCAGTTGGTGATGGATTATTCACTCAATCAGGAGTAGCAATTCCTATGAGTTTAAAAGTAGGTGATGAAGTTATTCTTCCACCATATCATCAAGGACAAGAAATTAAAGTAGGTGGTAACAAATACCTTTTACTTAGAGAATCAGAAATTTTAATGGTTATTAGATAATAAAAAAACATGGAGGTAAACAATGAAGTGTATTAAATGTATTAGACAAACAAAAACCTATGATTTAGGTGAAATTCGTAGAACGGATAATGAAGATGCTGAACAAAAAGTAGCTAGTGGTACTTGGCAATTTATTCCAAAATCAGAATGGAAAACAACTAGAAAACCAGTAGAGCAACCAAAAGCAGAAGCAGTGATAGAAATTGTAGCACAACCACAACAAACAATCGCAGAAAAGCAATTAAACAAAAAGAAAAAGAATAAGTAATGCAAGAAGTAGATACACTATCCAAATATGGGCAATCGTATCAATCTAAAGTTGTTGCTTCTCTTATAACCGATGTAAAATTCTTAGAGCAGGTAATTGAAATTACCAAACCAAACTTCTTTGAGTCTCAAGCCAATCAATGGATTATAAAAGAAATTCAATCTTACTTTGATGAATTTAAAACAATTCCAACTATGGAAGTGTTTAAAATTAAAGTTGGAGAAGTTGAAGATAAAGGTTTAAAACAAACAATAGTTGAACAATTAAAAAATGTTTATCTACAAGTTGGTTCAGAAGATTTAGCATATGTTAAGAAAGAATATTTAACATTTTGTAAAAACCAAAAAGTTAAAGAAGCCTTATTCAAATCAGTAGACCTTCTTAAAACCGGTCAATACGATAAAATCATAGATATAATGACTGCCTCATCAAAAGTGGGTCTAGAAAATGATTTAGGATTGGATTTTATTGATGATTTTGAGAGTGTTTTGGAAAATGTTAAAAGAACATCAGTTGGAACGGGGTGGGATGTTATTGATGAACTAATGGATGGTGGTTTAGGCCCCGGTGAGTTAGGAGTAGTTATGGCACCATCTGGTATTGGTAAAAGTTGGTTCTTATCTAAAATTGCATGTGAGGCCTTAAAAAGAGGTGTTAATGTATTACATTATACTATGGAATTATCCGAATCTTATGTAGCACAAAGATATATCACAATTCTTACCAACATTGGAACTGCAGACCAAAAGATGCACAAAGATGAAATTATTCGTAAAATTAAACAAACACAAGGTAGAGTAAAGATTAAATACTATCCACCACAATTTGCATCAGCAAAAACATTATCAGCACATATTGAAAAAGTTAAAACATCTGGTTTTAATCCACAATTGATTGTTATTGATTATGCAGATTTATTAAAGAGTGGTAATAGAGGAAATGATGGTTTATACGCAGAATTGGGAGGTATTTACGAAGAGTTAAGAGGTTTGAGTGGTGAACAGCAAATACCAGTTTGGACAGCAACACAAACGAACAGAGCAGCAATAGACCACGAAGTTATCCAAGCAGATTCGGTAGGTGATTCTTATAAGAAAGTTCAAACCGCAGATTTCATTATGAGTGTGAGTAGAAAGACTAAAGATAAATTATCTAATACAGGTCGTATTCACATTGTAAAAAATAGATTTGGACCTGACGGATTAACATTCCCTGCAAAAATTGATACTTTTACAGGAATCATGGATGTATTTGCAGCAACATCCGCAGATGGTATGGCATCAACTAGAGATAGTAAAAATGGTGAAGGATTAGAAAAGAAATTACTACATAAAAAATATGTAGAAAATATGGGATAAGTATTGAAAAATTAAAAAAACAAACAATAAATATTTTTCAAAAAAACCTAAAATTAACTAAAGAAAATGGGGTGTAAGGATGATATAGTCCATATATATCTTTACATTTCCCACTTTTTTGGGAAAAATATTTATTCACAAAATTAAAAAATTTACAAAGAGATGGACATTTCACAGGGAATTTTATCAGATATTACGGTATATATGAAATACGCTAAATATAGACCTGAATTACAAAGAAGAGAAACATGGGAAGAATTGGTAACCCGTAATATGGAAATGCATATTAAAAAATACCCACAATTAGAGCAAGAGATTAGAGATAATTATCAGTTTGTATATGATAAGAAGTGTTTACCATCAATGCGTTCAATGCAGTTTGCAGGTAAACCAATTGAAATGTCACCAAATAGAATTTACAACTGCGCATTTGCGCCAATAGATGATTGGAGAGTATTTTCTGAAATTATGTTCTTACTTTTAGGTGGAACAGGTGTTGGTTATTCAGTTCAAAAACATCACGTAGATGCATTGCCTGAAATTAGAAAACCAAACGCAGATAAAACAAGAAGATTTTTAATTGGAGATAGTATTGAAGGATGGGCAGATAGTATTTCAGTATTGGTTAAAGCTTATTTCTTTGGTGGAAGTAAACCAGTATTTGATTTTAGAGATATTAGAGCAAAAGGTGCAAGATTAATTACATCAGGTGGTAAAGCACCAGGTCCTCAACCCCTAAAAGAATGTTTAATTAAATTAGAAGGTATTTTAGATGCTAAAAAAGATGGTGATAAATTATCTCCATTAGAAGTGCATGACATGGTTTGTCATATTGCAGATGCAGTATTGGCAGGTGGTATTAGAAGAGCAGCATTGATTTCTTTGTTCTCTGCAAATGATGAACAAATGATTAGTTGTAAGAGTGGTGCATGGTGGGAAACAAACCCACAAAGAGGTAGAGCAAATAACTCAGCAGTATTAATGAGACATAAAATTACAAAAGCATATTTTACCGATTTATGGAAAAGAATTGAAGCAAGTGGAGCAGGTGAGCCTGGTATCTACTTATCAAACGATAAAGATTGGGGAACTAATCCTTGTTGTGAGATTGCATTAAGACCTTTCCAATTTTGTAATTTATGTGAAGTAAATGTAAGTGATGTAGTTGACCAAAACGATTTAAATGAAAGAGTTAAAGCAGCATCGTTTATTGGAACATTGCAAGCAGGTTATACTGATTTCCATTATTTAAGACCAATTTGGCAAAGAACAACTGAAAAGGATGCACTTATTGGTGTATCTATGACGGGTATTGGAAGTGGTGCAGTATTAAAATTAGATATGAAAGCAGCTGCAAAGGTAGTTAAAATTGAAAATGCAAGAGTAGCCGATATTTTAGGTATTAATCATTCAGCAAGAACTACGACTGTAAAGCCTGCAGGAACAACATCATTAACTTTAGGAACCAGTTCAGGTATACACGCTTGGCATAATGATTATTACATTCGTAGAGTAAGAGTGGGTAAAAATGAAGCAATTTATTCTCACTTAGCATTACATCATCATGAATTAATTGAAGATGAATACTTTAGACCACACGATACGGCAGTAATTGGTATTCCACAAAAAGCACCAGAAAATGCAATATTTAGAACTGAATCACCAATTCAATTATTAGAGAGAGTTAAAAGAGTTCATAGTGAATGGATTAAACCTGGTCATAGAACTGGAAATAATTCACACAATGTATCTGCAACAATCTCAATTAGAGAACATGAGTGGGATGCAGTTGGTGAATGGATGTGGGAAAATAAAGAATATTACAATGGACTTTCAGTATTACCTTACGATGGTGGAACTTACATTCAAGCTCCATTTGAAGATTGTAGTAAAGAAAAATATGAAGAATTAATGAAAACACTTACGGAAGTAGACCTAAGTAAAGTTATTGAAATCGAAGATAACACAGATTTATCAGGCGAAGTAGCTTGTGCAGGAGGTGCTTGTGAAGTTAAATAATTTAGATGAAAGATTATATTATTTGGAAAATGGTAAGGTGGTATTTACTCCAGAGTATCATATGGCAAGAGGTCATTGCTGTGGTAGTAAGTGCCGCCATTGTCCTTTCGACCCGCAACATATAAAGGGAAACACAAAAATTGAAACAACATGGCTGAAAACCAATCATCAAAACACAAAGAATTGACAGAAAAAATCAGAGAAGAGAAACAAAAACCCAAAGGGCCAATTAAGTTTCAAATACAATTAAACGAAGAACAAAAAGAAGCAAAGGACAAAATTTTAAATAATGCAATAACAATATTAAGTGGTAAAGCGGGTAGTGGTAAAACACTACTAGCTTGCCAAGTTGCATTGGATATGTTATTTAAAAAGACAGTTAGTAAAATTATTATAACTCGTCCGACAGTAAGTAAAGAAGAAATTGGTTTTTTACCAGGAGACCTTCGAGAAAAAATGGAACCCTGGATGCAACCAATTTATTCAAATTTCTATTTACTTTACAACAAAGAAAAAATAGATGAGATTATAGAAAACGGACAAGTTGAAATTGTACCCGTAGCATTTATGAGAGGTAGAACTTTCTTAGATAGTTTTGTAATCGTAGATGAAGCTCAAAACTGCACTCATGAACAAATGGAAATGATTGTAAGTAGATTAGGTATTAGAAGTAAAATGGTGGTGTGTGGTGATTCTGCACAGGTTGACTTAAAACAGAAAGGAGAAAGTGGATTTGCATTTTTGTTAAGAGTAGCAAAAAAAGTAAAAGAAATGGCAGCTCAAACATTATTAATA